CTACCGAAATCTTGAGTGGAATCAAGATCTTAAGCAATTATGATGCACCGCCTATAATCGACGAAACACAAGAAATCTGGACAACGGTAGCTGAAGATGACTCAGACACAGATGAAGAGTAACACAATCTTATACGTAATGACATGCTAAATCAGTGCTTTAGTGGATTATAAAAAATAAGGTCAATGAAATCAACTACTTATATGCAGAGCACGATAGCCAGACAATCTTAGATAGGTACAAAAGAGGAAACCATGGCCGAAAGCAAGAAATTTTATAGCGCAAAAGAAGCAGCTTTGGCAGTTTTAGCTAAAACTGAAGAATTGCTTAAAAGCTCCAAGCATAAGCACATAGGCTGGGATAAGCTACATTCCAAATTGGAAGGCGAAGGCTATTCCAAAGAATCCGCCGATAAGATCGACGGGTCCATCAAGGCTAAATTGGACAAAGCTGAAGGCGAAGGCCAGCCCGATCACTCGAATCCTCCTAAAGAGAATTCTGAGATGAAGCCTGCTAGCTCGCACCCTGATTCTGTAAATGCTACACCTGCACCTGGCGCTAACCCGCACGAGCAAGCTGAAGGCAACAACGCAGATTGGGGAACAAGCCCACAAGTTAAGGGCCATATTAAATTGGCTCATTTCATTGGTCACTGTAGCGCTAAGAAGAAACTGAAACAGCCGAACTCTAATATTGGAACCGCGATGGGCCAACCTGAAGCTAAAAATGAAGCTGCCGTTGATCCTAACATGATGAAGTCGGCGAAAATGAAAAAAGGCATTGCTCTTAGCTAGTATGGCAAAAGAAAAAAGGACGCAGCAGATGGAAAACAAACAAGAAATGACGCCTGACGAAGCTAAGGCTTTTCGCGCCAACTTGAATGCTGTTCCTCAAGAATTAAAATTAACTGAACAGCAAAAAAGAGAGCAGTTCAGAATTTTTTGGGCACAAACGAAACGTAAATACGGCAAGACCAAAGAACTTGAAGAAATCGTGTGGTTACACTTGAAATCTTCGAAAATGGACGAACCCTCTCAATTCGAAGCTGGCATAGCGCACTTCGGACTGAAAAAATTAGGTAATTAAGGAGAGCAAAATGTCTCTAAGAGTAGTAACAAGTTTTTTAAATACAAATATTCCTGGAGCATATCCTAACATCACGGTTCAAAGTCAACCGACTGGTTTAGGTCAATCCGGTATTGTCGTAATCATCGGCGAAGCTGTTGGCGGTCCTAGCTACTCGCAGGTCGCTCTGAAGAACAACACTTTTACTTCAGACCAACTGGCAAAAGTGCAGCAAACCTACATCAGTGGTCAGATCGTTGACGCTTTCAGCGCCCTCACTGCTCCATCGAATGACGCAAACATCACTGGTTCTGCTAACCTAATCTACATCGTGAAAACGAACACCAGCGCACAAGCGTCTGCTGTAATGGCTACTAACTACGGCGTACTGTCGGATCAAAACTACGGTCTCCCTGGAAATAGCTATTCTTACCAAGTTACTTCGCTTCAAGCTGAAGCTCCTCCTGTTGTTGTCGGCGGCACCGTTCCTAGCTTCACTGCAACTGTTGGCGCAACGTTTAGTCTTCGTGACAATGGTGGCGCTGCTACCGTTATCGGTCCTTTGACTGGTACGATCACTGACGTGGCAACTCTGGTTACTGCACTAAATACGGCATTGCTTGATGCTGCAATCACTAACGTGGTCGCTGCTGCAAACCCAACTGCTCCTACCACTAGCATCGAACTGAGCATGACGAACTCTGCTCCTTTGACCAACGGTTACGGACAAAGCCTTGAATTGATCGACTCCACTCCTGGCGATTTGGCCTCTTTGGGTCTGACTGCTGGTTCTACGGTTTCTTCTGCTGAAGCAGAAGTTGAAGTACAAATCGACAACGCAAACACTGGACTGAATTCCACGCTGAACGTTGTTCCTGATGTCGCTCTTTTGATCGGCTATCAAGGTACTACTGCAACTATGACCATCAACAAGTCAGCTGCTACTTTGACCACTACGGTCACTGGCGGATCTGGCGGAAACTTAAGCCTCAATCTCGCTAACTACAAAACTATCGCAGTTTTGGCTCAATACATTGCTTCGCAACCTGGATACACGGCTACGGCCACTCCTGCTGCTCAGCAAGAGCCAACTTCGGCTTTGGATTCAGTTACCGCAATGGGTATCGCTTCAACCGCAGCTTCGCAGACTCCTGGTCGCGTGAAAGATGCTGCTTATACTTTCCAACAAGTATTGGCGACTTCTACCGCTCTGAAATTTACTCCAACGGCACAAGCCGGATTGCCTGCTGTTATGGCAAGCCCTGCTTTCTTGACTGGTGGAGCACGTGGCGCTACTTTGGCCAACGATATCGTGAACGCTATCCAGCAAGTCGCTGGTGTTCAGTGTAACATTATAGTTCCTTTGTTCTCGCAAGACGCGACCGCAGATATTACTGCTGGTCAAACCGATCCTGGTTCTACGTACACGATTGCCGCTACGAACGCATTGGTCAAAAATCATTGCATCACGTACAGCACTCCGAAACTGAAACGCAATCGTATTTGCATCCTCTCCATGAACGCTACTTATGCTAACGCTAAGAATGCTGCTCTGGGTCTTGCAAACTATCGTTGCTCCTTGGCTTTCCAAGGTTCGACCGAAGTCAACTCGTTGGGAGTTATCACTAACTTCCAACCTTGGTATACAGCTGTAATTGCAGCTGGAATGCAAGCTGGTGGATTCTACAAGTCCATCACTAACAAGCTCGCCAATGTTATCTCGTACACAGATCCAGTTGGATTTGATTCGGGAAGCCCTGGTGACGTTGAAGACGCTCTGTCTTCTGGTATGTTGATCTTGACCGCTTCGACCGCAGGTAGCCTGTGGGTTAGCGATCAAACGACTTATGGCTTTGACACGAATTTCGTTTACAACAGCATTCAAGCCGTTTACACCTCTGACATCTTGGCTCTTGACCTTGCTGCCAGCTTCCAAGCCGCTTTCGTGGGTCAATCTTTGGCCGACGTAGATGCTGCTACTGGTTTGAGCTACTTGGCTCAAAAAATGGAAGGGTACAAGAAACTCAAGCTTATCGCTGCTAGCGACGATGCTCCGCTCGGTTGGAAAAACGGTAAAATCACCATCTTGGCCCCAGAAATGGATGTCAGTGTTGAAATTAAACTTGCTACCGCGATCTACTTCATCCCGATCAGCATTAACATCTCGCAAGTTCAGCAATCGGCAGCAAGCTAATCTTTTAGGTAATTAAGGAGAATATATGGCAGGAAATCCATCAAGCCCAAATCCGCTTCCAAAAGGCTATTCCGCTCAAAAAGGCGGGAAAGTCGTTACTGGAGCACGGGCGAAAGTCTATGTTAACAACAATCTCGTCGGCATCTTTGAAAGCTGCACGGTGTCCAGTTCACTAGGAACTGAGCCCATCTTTTTGTTAGGCCGTTATAGCCCAGACGAAATCGCAGTCACTTCTAGTGAAGCTGTAAACGTTACATGTTCTGGTTTTCGCGTAGTAGGAGCTGGCGTACACACGTTGCCTGCATTCCCACTGGTCAGCGATCTGTTGCTTTTTGACCCTTTCACGATCACTGTCGTGGACCGTCAGACTGGCGAAACTTTGGAGACAATCCTTGGTTGCGTTCCAACTAGCAATAACACGAACTACAACGCTAAAGCAACGTCGAAAGTAAATATTTCGTACATCGGTACGATTGCTTATAATGAAGATGCTAACGATTCCGATCCTGGAAATAGCCTACCGTAGTTGTAAATCTTACATTCAAATCAAGTCAAAGGCTCGCTTCGTCGGGCCTTTTTCATTTGTGTTCCAATCTTATGATATATACCTTAGAACGGTCTAGGGCGAATGGAAACGGACAGGATATGGACAAAAATTGCTCAAATTGCAATTCTATTACTCTTAGGCTTAAGAAAGGCCTATGTAATCCATGTTACGAAGTTCAAAGAATCTATTCAAAACCTCTAATCAATCTGACATGCGAAAATTGTGGTCCAGTTGTAGCTAAAAAGCTTACAAATGGAATGTGTAATAAGTGCTATAGAGTCACTAAAGATCCCACTTCAACCAAGCAATGCTTGGTCTGTAGTGAAACTAAGACTAATATATTCGTTAAAGGC